ACCTGAAATTCAAGCGTTGCCCTGTGATAGCGCAGGTCAGGTTCATAACCAGGCGTTTTGACGATATTTACCGGCTTGAGCACCTGGACGGCATCCAGTGCCATATCTCTGATCGTGCGCGCTTCGGTGATTGCACTGGAATAAACATCCACCTGGACCGATACGGCAGACTCTGCCTGTCCGCAAAGAACGTCTGCGGCCACATCGGTGATGATCGAGAAAATCACCCACGGCGGCGCGACTGAAGGCTGCCCATCGCTTCCCAGAGGTGCAACGTAGGGATACACTTTGCCGCCAGCCAGTGATGCCAGCAGCGGATAGAGATCGTCTTCGGTCATTTGCTTAACGCCTCGTCGATGGCCTGGTTCATGCGCCGCATAGCCGCCTCTGTGGCCTGCTCTTGCCGTACGTCAAATGCCGGACGCACGAAGGGGTGAGGTGGCATATTGGTGGTTCCCATCTCAACGAAACGCCAGTAAAAAGCGTTACGCGGGTTCTTCGCTTTCATGGTGTTGTCGCTGTTGCCGGTGCGAGGGTTAACGCCCCGGATATGCACGCCAGAAGAGATTTCGCCGCGGCGGCGGCTTTTCTGCGTCACCACCACCACATTTTTCTTAAGCTTGCCGGTGCGCACCGGCGCGCGGGCGATCACTTCTTCTTTCAGAACTTCGGCACCGGCGCGTGTGGCATCACGCAAAACTTTGTTGTTTTCAGCACGGCTCAGCGCCTCAAAGTCTTTTGCGATGTCATTCAGCCCTGAAAAATCCAGGCTCGTTTTAATCATTTTTCGGCACCCTGTTTGCAAAGAATTTCGAGTTGAATTCCCTGGGAGTCAGGGATAGGAGGACCCACAATGTTAAGTACGGATCCCTTAAAAGTTCCGGTATCAACTCTTAACCTTGAAGCTGCATTGACATCTCTGCGAAACCGCGTCCAGATTCGGATCGTAGCCTCTGATGTTTCTGCTCCAGCAGCCACAAGCTCACGTCCGCTAATCCCCTTTACTTCCGCCCAAATGGTTGCGCCGCTCTCCCATGTCTGAACTGGCTGGCCTGATGCATCTCTTCCAGTCGTAAAATTTTGAATGGTGACCCTATCTCTCAGTCTTCCGGCTTGCATAAGACCTCCTACAATCCGTATATGCGGTATGGCTGCAGCAGTGCTTCGACGGCAAAAGGAACCTCGGTAGTAATATTGCCAATATTTACGGCTTCACGATTAGCGTACCAGTGACCTATCAGCAGCAGCATGGCAGCTTTCACATCGTCATTAAGAAGAATTGAATCGGGATCGTCGCTGTACCCTGGGCTATTCTCCGTTTCATAAAGCTTTCGCCTTGTCCATGTCTGGACATAACGCGCCGCCGCGCCAGTGTACAAATCCAGCAGAGCGTCATCGCCGTTAAAGTCGGTATCAATGCGGCAGTGTGTTTTCACCAGCTCTTTGGTCAGCATGCCCGCTCCTTATTTGGCCTTGCCATTCCCTTTCGGCTTTTGCTCTTTATCAGGATCCGGCTTCTTCTCGCCAGGCTCCTTAGCGTAACCGCTGGCCAGAAGGTCGCGGCCGTGTTGTTCCAGCGTCTCGAACTCGGTGCCTTCGGTAAGCACGTTGCCTTCAAAGTAGATGGGCTTGATAGCGATCAGCTTCATGGCTGTCTCCTTTAAGGAAAAAGAAAAGCGGCCCGCAGGCCGCCATTAAGGTTTACGCACCGCCACCAGCAGCAGGTGCGGTGAAGGAACCGTAGATAAACGCTTCCGGACGTTTCACGGCCAGCGCCAGGCGCTCTTCACAACGAATCGAGATCATGTTCTCCTCGAAATCGGTGGCGTTCTCGGTGGAAATAACCACGTTGGCATCTTCACGATCGAACAGCTGCGCCGCGGCGTTAAACGCACCAGTCAGGAACTTGCCCTGGAATGCTGCGGCCTCAGTGGCAACAACCGGTAAGCCCCACAGGGTAGGACCGGTCAGCGCCGCCGGGTTCGCCAGAATGTATCGCCCCAGCGTGTCTTTGGTGAGCTCGATCTTCGCCCAATCGATGAAGTGCAGGACGTGACCGGAAGCTGGGAAGCGTGCCAGCTGAGCCTGGAGCATCGCGAGACGCAGATCGTCGATGCCGTTCTGCTGTTCAACCGTAAAAGCAGCATCGTATGCAGACGCCTGCGGTACGATGCCTTTCAGGTGCGCGCCTGTACCATCACCGAAGAGAATTTCCTGCTCTTCGACATATTTCAGGCCATAACGCATCTCAGCATCAATGGTGGACTGCAGCTGAGCGAAATCGTCCAGGATCTGCTTGGACGCTTTGAACATGTGCGCGATGGTGGTCACCGGGGTGATCTGCGTGGCGAACTGAATATCGCTGTACGGCTTAGAGGTGCCTTCAGGCACAACTTTCGCCGCATTGGTGAAGCCAGTCTGCTGCACCCAGAAGATGGCCGGTGCAGAGGTGCGGCCCGGCGCAATCAGATCCCGGATGAATAGGCGCTGCTTCGGCGCGGTATCAATACCCGGCAGGCGCTGCGGCTCAACCACGCCGGTTGCCACTCCAGTGGAAAGCAGTGCCGCGTTCACTGGCACGCTAACGCGCTTACCACCTTGGACACTTGCAGCAAACGCCTTAAGCGCTTCGCTGCTGATAACGGTCTGGCCCACGGTTTCGACAATCTTGGCTGCATTTGCCAGCGGCATCTGGGCAACCTGCTGCTCAAGCTCGCCCAGCGCGGATTTCAGGCTTGCTTCCGCCGCTTTCAGCCCATTAAATTCTACCGCCATCTTATCGACGGTATCTTTGGTCTGGGCTGAGAGCTCCCCGTTTTTACGAGCCTCTTTTAGAGCCTCTTCTGCTTTAGCATTGAATTTGCCGGTCGCTTCTTCAATGCTGGCAGATACTTTTTTCAGAATTTCATTTAATTCAGACATGACATCTCCGTTTTACTGGGCAGCCGCTTTCAGACCGCTGAGTGCGGCTTCCAGTCGGTCAATAGTTTCGTTTTCGATGGTGGTAGCGCCCGGCGTACCTTCAGGGGTGGCAGCAGCGCCTGGCTTGCTGCCGGATAAGGCTTTAAGGAGTTTTCGACGCTCCGATCGCGGCGTGTTGGTTCTTGCCAGCAGCGCATCAAGCTTGCGCAGCGCCGCCGCCGGGCTGTCGTCGTCGTCAGCAATTTCATCAGCTGAGAGGAGACTGTCAGCAAAGCCCTTCTCCACCGCTTCACTGCCGCCAATATAGGTTTCGCCGTCCATCATCTTGTCGACGGTCGAGGCATCAAGACCGCTACGAGCCTGATAGATATCGCTCATTGCTTTATCAAATGGCTCCATATCCTCAGCAATCTGCGCCAGGTCATGACGGTTGCCCGTTGCCCGCACCCAGGAGTTGTGGATCATCAGGAACGCACCACGCCCAATTTGCACATCGTCACCGGCCATCGCGATAACCGACGCGGCAGACGCTGCCAGGCCGAGAACCTTAACGGTTACCCTGCCTTCGTACTCCCGCAGCAGGTTGTAAATCGCCAGGCCTTCGAACATGTCGCCGCCCGGGCTGTTTATGTTAACCGTCACGTCAGCGCCGCCAAGCGAGCGCAGCGCGCCAGCTATGCGGCTGGCTGTCACCCCCTCCCCCCAGTAATCAGCGCCGATCACGTCGAAGATAGAAATGCTGTTATCACCGTCCCGGGCGGCGCGGATGCCTCCGTTCCAGCGCTCCATTGCCGCAGCCGGCAGATCAGGTTTTTCGCGCGCAAAAGGTCGCCCCTCCGGCGCAGCCGGAAGGCTTTTAATCGTCATGGATGCTCCTAAGCCGCTTTTTTCAGCGGTGACTGTTCGAAGGGAATATCGGGGAATACGTGGTTATGAACCTGCCGCAGCGCGAATGCCTGCGCGGCCTGGCTGTTCTGTTTAAGATGTTCAAGCGGCGTCAGGTTGAGCTGCACCGTGTAAATATCGCCGCCTTCGATAGGAGGCATATTCTCCAGCCGGCGCACATCGTTGCGGGACATCCAGCCATTCTGCAGCGCACTGGTGTAGTACGCCGCACGGCCAGCGCTGTCGGCGCGTAGCAGGCCCTCTACTGAGAACTCAGCAAAGAGGTCCTCTTCGCCATTCAGCAGACAGCGGGAAATCTCCTGTTCAATATTCACCAGCAGCGGGCGCAGCGTGTGCGTCAGGAACTGGAGGTTCATCCCCTCAAGACTCGATGCCCAGCTGCTCTGCTTCGATGTGTGGCCGACCATAAACGGCGGCACGCGGAACCATCTGCAGATTTCCTCGATGCTGAACGACCGTGACTCAAGCATCTGCGCGGCTTCCGGGTTCATGGTGACGTTCTGATATTTCAGCCCGCCCTCAAGAACCATAATTTTTCCGGCGTTCTTAGAGCCGGTAAAGGCCTGCATATAGCCCCGAAGTCGCTCTCTTTGATCCTTATCAAGCGCCGCGTCAGCTGAAAGAAACCCCGAGCTTTGCAGGCCATTTTCGAAAATCTTTGCAGCGGACTCTTCGACGGCCATCGCCGCGCCGATCACGTCACGACCCGTCATCATTGGCATCATGCCGCAGACACCATCAAGGCCAAATCCCCGGATGTGCATCAGGTTCTTTTCGGAGATAACGCGTTTCTTGCCGTCCTCGGTGTAGGTGTATTCCAGCCTTCCGGTATCCAGCCGCTTCACCACCATGTTCTGGGGCAGCAGTGGCACCAGCGACACCAGCTTATTGCCGATAAACAGCTTCTCGACAAAGGCATTACCGCGCAGGCAGATACTGGCCACCACCATGAGCATAAAGCGCGACGGCGTCATTTCCAGATTGGGACGGCGACAAAGTACCTGGTAAACCGGATGATTCTGCGCCAGCTTGCGCGAGCCATCAGCCTGCCGGGTGTAAATCTTAACCGGCAGTGTGGATACCGACTCGCTCAGAAGCCGGACGCAGGCCCAGACCGCAGAAAGCTGGATCGCCCGATCTGCAGTCACCACCTTGCCGCTGCTGCTCGTGCCATACCACTCCTGCCAGAACGTTCCGGTAGTCAGGCTGATGGGCACGCCCAGCCAGTTGAGTAAGGCGCTTTTTACCTTGCCCGGCTGCTTATTTTTCTTCATCAGAAACCTACCATGATGGGATTTTCAAAGAAGCCGTTAAGATCCTGTCGGGTCTCCGGCAGCATGGCCCGGCCTATATCCATGATCAGGGCAGTGGCCCCGTCGATTTTGTTCTCGCTGTGCTCCTTAATGGGCCGCACAACGTCATCGTTACCGGGGAGGTGCTTGCCCACTACGTTAGAAATACACCACGTCAGTATGGGGTGTCCGTCATGGTGGAACCGCCCGGCCTCTATCGCCGCCTCAAGCTCCTTCATCGGATCTGACATATTGGTGTAGTTCTGGACGATGGTTATTGGGCTGAGACCCTCATCGGCCAGATGGTGTGACAGGTTTGTGGCGCCGTGGGGGTCAATGGCCGATTCCTCTACCGGGTTCTGCCGGTTAACCGCCTTGGCCTCCTCCAGGATGACGCGGTAGTCGATCTCTGCACCTTCGGTTACCTCCAGATGGCCGGAGTTCACCCACTTCTGGAAGCGTTCAGCAGTACGCTGATGATCGGTGTCGGTGCTGTATACCGTGTCATAGGGCACCCAGAACTTAGGCGCTATACAGTAATAGTGCCGCCTGCCATCAATATCACGTGTGAAGATCCGCACCATGCTGTTCATATCGAGCTTTCGCGCCAGGTCGAACGAGAGGTAGCAAGGCTGACCCTCGAACTGCTCGATCGTCAGCGTCTCATCCTCGCAGTTGCGCCAGCTGACCAGGTTGAAGTAAGCCGCCCGGGCTGATACCCAGATGTTCAGATGCTTGGTTTTGAAGACGTTGGCCTGGCGGGCATTGTTCATGGCCCGTTTCTGCTGGCTCAGCAGAAAATCGCTGTAGACCGAAATACCCATGTTGGGGTTCGCCTTGCGCAGCACCGCCGGATCGGTCCAGTCGTCACCCTCGTCAACCGTGTAAATCACACCGAAGAGCTCATCGTTAGGCACCGTGCCGTTCAGCATTTCAATAACTTCCCGGCGCTTGTCGTAGCACGGTCCCTCAATGTTGTAGCCAGCGGTGGTGATGGCCCACATCAGCGGCTGACGCCGGGCGCCCATTCCTGTCAGCATGGTGGTGTAGAGCGCGTCGGTATCGTGTTCGTGGTATTCATCCACTATCGCGCAGCTCGGAGACGCGCCATCGCCGGGGTTGCCGATCAGGGGTTCAAGACGCGCGCCGTCTTCCGGCCGGTTCATGTTGGAGGCGTTCACCTCCACGCCAAAGGCATCACATAGCGCAGGGGTACGCTTACACATCAGGCGCGCCGGGCGGAACACCTCCCAGGCCTGCTTTTCCGTCGTGGCGCCGGAGTAAACTTCCGCGCCATACTCGTCGTCACAGGTGAAGCAGAAGAGCGCCACCCCGGCAGAGATTGCCGACTTTCCATTCTTACGGGGGATCTCGGTATAGACCTCACGGAAGCGCCGCAGCTTTGTCCCCTTCCGCACCCAGCCGAACGCCGAGCAGACGATAAAAAGCTGCCAGGGCTCCAGGGTGATGGGCATGCGTTTGAAGGCCCACTCACCTTTGGTATGCGGCAGGAGCTGAATGAACTTAGCCGCCTTTTCCGCCAGGTCTTTATCGAACCGGTACTGAAACTTTTTCGTTTTCTCTTTCGCCAGATCATCAAGGTGCCGCTGGCACGCATCAATGACGTATCGGCACGCCACAGTCTTTCCCCGGACGATGTCGCGGGCATACTGATTTGCGGCGTTCACGTTGGGGTAAGCTTTGCGTGTCATAGATTTTTAAAGGGATTGTCCGACTGTTTTTTGTTCCCACCAATCAGGCGCTGCCTGCTGCTGGGGTCCAGCCCGAGCATGCCTCCGAAGGAGGCCATCTGCCGCATTGCTTCGTTCAGCACGGTCAGCGCCGGGTTTTTGATCACCCCGCCCATTGCGCCGGTTACGGTGATTCCATTTTTAGCAACGTCCACCTGCGCAGCGCGGGCGTTGGCATAGGCCACACAAAACATTTCGAGGTTGTGTAAATCCGTGGCGCACAAAACCTCCTGCGCACACAGCTCTTTTGAAACCATTCTCCACATTGTTGCAGCGGATTCGCTGAGCCACTCGGGCGGGTCAACGCCAGTTATGGGCGTGAAGGAAGGCTCTTCTTTATTGAGGGCGCGCTTACCCGGATTACCTGCCAGCAACTTCCGGGCGGTCGGCTTGGCGCGGCGTCCGGATCGGCCCGTCGCTCCAGCCATAGACGCTCCAGTTAAATTTTATATTTCGCGGGTGTAAAAATCTGACTGAGGCGGCGGTCCTTAGCAGGCATGGCCCTGAACTTTCGACCCGCCCTCCCCTGTTGATGATTATTCACATCATTTCAATCAAAATAATTTCAATTGAAATCATTTCACATCATGACGTTGTGAATCTTTCTCATTAACGTCAATTTTGATTGGGTTCTCGTTCATCCCAGCGTCCAGCGCAAAGACAGTAGTGATGCTGGGCATGCTTGCAGGCTCGGTGTCTATCATGGTGCTCAGCTGCTGGCCAAGCAACACGCCATCGACCGCAATGCCATACCCCAAAAAGATCTGGCCCCGGTAGATGTGAGCCAGTTGGACTGGTTTGCTCTTCATCTTTTTCTCTCCTGCGATGTCTTGCGCTTATGGCATGGCCAGCACAGCGCTTGCAGGTTGCTGTCGTCGTCGGTGCCGCCGTGAGCTTTGGGTTCGATATGGTCCACTGTTGATGCAGGAACGGGCTTTCCATTCCTCAAGCACTCCTGACACAGATGTCGATCACGCGTCAGGATGCGGGCTCTGATGATGTCCCACTTACTGCCATAGCCGCGCTGATGTCGGCTCAGTCCTCGCTGACGCTGCTGCCACCCTTCGTTACGGTGCGCATCGCAGTAGCCGGAACGGTCTGTGGTGGTGCCGGAGCACCCGCGTTTACGGCAGGCGCGCGGGATAGCTGCTGGCATATTGTTGGCTCCAATAAAAAAGCCCCGTGTGAGCGAGGCTGTACTTTACTCCCTATAGGGGATATTTGCGATTTATCCGCTATAGCCATTATGATGGGTTAGCCCATGGTGATGGCTATAAAAAACCGCCCGGAGACGGTCATGAATTATTTATCATTTCTAAAACTGCTTTGGCTGGCTTTATATAAAAAGTATCCATGGTGCCAAGATGGACAGCTATGCGAAGTTTTGCGATTTCACCATTGTTTTCAAGTATGAATTTTTTCACGTCTTGAGCCCATGGAGATTGCTGATCATTTTCTATAAAGAAAAATCCAGCCTCGCCATGCTCTAACTTTAAGGGTAGATTGTGTCCCTCAGGGGCAAAGTCATGTAAGAAAGTTGTATCGCCATCAAATTGCCAAACAATAGACACGATATTAACTGCCATTTGACCGACATTCGAAATCTTAATTCCGACACCTTTTTTCCATCCAAGCTGCCTAAGTGCTGTAAGAGTTATTTCGCCTTTTATGCGGGGTTTTGGCCGCATCTTGGCGATATAGAGTGATGTAATTACTGCGGCGAAAGTGGCGAACCCGGCCAGCCATGTCCCAATCATAGACCAGTAAGCCCATTGGGCTGCCTTCTGCGCAGCAATCATAGACTCGTATGAAATTAGATCAGCATCCATTTAACCTCCACACTAATTGAGGCGATTGTATACAAAAGCATTCTCACAGGCACTCAGTGAATAACTGCTTTAATGCTGTGCGGTGATGGCAAAAAAAGCCCGGAGGCGGTTACAGTGTTTTGCATGGTCTCGGTTTGGGGTTGCCATGCCTGATGTGGGACTTGATCACATCGTCGCTTGGCCTCTCCCCATTCACTCCAATTAGATATATCTCGCCATCCACCTGGAACTCAAAGACCTGATACTCCACATCGCGGATGACCGCCGCGCCATTAAGCATTTCACGAGCCTTCACCTGACAGTCTGGAAACTTGATAGTCAACTCATGCTTTTCAACATGGCAAACTGCTCCAAAACGCCCAGCTCCGAACACAGTTACGTCGAACATATGCACCTCCTTTTCATTGATGTTTGATGATTATATCAAAATGAAAATAAAGGATTTTATGTCAACCACAATAAAAAATGAGATATTCATTACCATTATCAAGCCCACCAGCAGATGAGCTTTGGAATGGGTTAGCAATCGTCGTCGGGCCTCGCCACTGAGCGGCAGGCGGCCATACAGGCTCGCTTCATATCGAGCTCTGCCTGGCGTATCCACTCAACAGCTTCCCAGTCGTGAGGAGTGCGTTGCACATCACCTACATGCTCATGCAGCAACTTAATAAACTGGCGGCTGAGATCCTTAAACTGGTTCATCTTGCCTATCTCTCCAAAGGAGAGCTCGCGGTAGCCCTTAATAGTGCTGCCATCCTGCGGTTTTGCTTCGCTCATCAGGTTTCCTCAGTAAGTTAAAAGCCCCGCGAATGCGAGGTTCAAAGAATTTCCTATGCTTAAAGTCCAGAGGAGAGACTGTGTCAGAGCCTCAGGGATGAGGTTCTATTTCAAGCCCCGCTCACACACATACGTCTGCAGGCCGGTTGGTTACTTTGTTACGATTTCAAGCCTGCTTCTGTGGCCTGAATGAGCGCAAGTGCGCTTTTTTGAGCCATACTTGTAACAAACGCATTTTTCTTTTTGTTTCATCAAACAGAGGAGGAATGTATGCAGTTAGTAAGTGAGAAGGGTGTCGTGTCTTCCCGGGATTTAGATTTTCTTGCCTCTAGCTTTGCCCGGATGCACTTGCAAGGCCGACATCTCTGCACGGATGCATTAACCGGCAATATGGATAAAGACTGTCGGCTGTGGTTCCTTCAACGTTATGACTTTTACGTTGAACAGCTAAAAGATAAGGAACTGCAGTAGTAAGCACAGGCCGGGTGGTGACAGCTGCCCGGCAATCACTTTAAAGTGATGCGTTATACCAGGCCTGCCAGCGATACGTATTGAGCCGCAGCTGTCGCATGCATTGGGCGGTTTCAACATCAGCCTGCAGATCCTCATCGCTGTTGGCGCCAGCATCACTTCCCCTGCACGGGTCCTGCATCAAATCCGCTGATGGAGTTGGCAGCATCGATAGCCTGTTGCCGCAACCGGACAGACTCATCATCAAAATCACAAACGGTACGATTCGGATCCTGAACATATCTCACCACGTCTCTGGTTATAGTTCGGTAGATGATCCGGCCTTCGTCGCTGGCCTGCGCGGCCTTTTGCTCAACAGGCTGGATAGCCTTTTCTGCCTTGGCACGCTTATCGGCGGCCAGCACGTTGATGTGGTCGGCGTGGGCGTACCAGCCATTCCGGTAACGTAGCTCGCCATAGCCGTCAGCCAACACTACGGCCACAACAGCGATCAGCAGAATCGTTCGAAGGCTAAAGATCATGTTTGCTCTCCGCCAGGCACATGGACCGCTCCATCTCTCGCCGGTTCTGTAGACCTTTCCATTTCATGCCACCAGCGTAAACCCAGCGGCGCATCTCTTCGCACGCTCCGTCGTGATCGCCTTTGTTCAGTTTGCGCAGCAGCGTGGACTTAGAGAACGCGTCAGAGCCGACGTTAAAAACAAAGCTGTAGAGCGCAGCGCGCTGATACTCGCCCAGCGACACCTTAACCAGCTTGTCTACCGTTCGCCTTGCTGGCTGGAGGTCTTCCCATAGCAGCTGGTCACACTCGCGATCGGTATACTTCTTCCCTCTCACGATATCCCGTCCCGTATGGCCGTCGCAGACAGTCCACACCCCGGCGACGTCTTTATAGGCTTCATACTTCCGCCCTTCGACACCATCCTGCCCACCGAGAAACAGCGAGGCGATCAGCATTGCACCGCCACCAGCAGCGGCGATGAGTTTGTTACGCAGGCTACTGGTCATTGGCATTTAATCATCTCCGACTTTGACTGCAGGCCCGTACTTCTCAAGCGCCTTTACCTGTGCATTGGCGACCTTGCGTTTGAAATACAAGTTAATAAGCCCTGTAACGATGATCCCGGCAATACCAGCCAGTACGCCGATGGCGCTCCATTCGTCAGGACTCAGTTTTGTGAGCACGCCGTTCAGGATGGTTCCTCCTGAGGTGCCCAAGGCGACTCCAGTGACAAGTTTGCTCATACGGGACATGTCTCTCACCTCGCTGCGATGCGGGTGCTATTTGGTAATGGATCAGGCTTTCTGGATGGATCAACGACAAAACGAGTGATGGGTATCCGGAAGCCAGAAATAGTAAGGCCACCAAACGGTGACCACAGAAAAGCAAAAACCCCGCCGTAGCGAGGTTTTGAACTGATAAGCGTCGTGTCGTTGTGACCACTCTTATCACGTTAAATCATTTTTTGCGGACCGCGTTAATTTTTTTTATTATCTCTGAATCTCATATTAAGGAGCTATCTAAGTGAGCCTAACGTTTAGCGATCGTGATGAATACAAAAGAAAGGTTATTGCTGAAAATCTTGCAAAACTTATTGATTCTTCTATGGATATCTCACCTACCGTCATAGACGGGAATTGGGGCACTGGTAAAACAGAATTTAGCTTAAAGCTTCTTGACTACATATCCACCTCTTACCCTGAAAAGAAAGTAATTTATATTGATGCATTCAAGGAGGATCATTGCGAAGATCCTTTGTTATCGGTCACAGCTGCGATTGCAGGCGCGCTACCCCAGCCAAAACAAAAGGCTCTTATACAAAAAGCCATTCCTGCTCTTAAGTTTACAGGTTCAACAGCATTAAAGGCTGTAGCTGGCTGGCTTCTTAAGCAAGAAGCGGGGGCGTTAGCAGAAGATTTTCAGCAAGCCATGAAGGATACTAGCAACGCAGCAATTGACGGAGCTATGGAAAATCTTATTCATGAGCATATTGATGCAGAGAGCAATGTTAATGCTTTAAAAGACAAAATCCGTGAGTTATCGAGTGAAAATCAAATTATCATTATCGTTGATGAACTTGACCGATGCCGTCCGACATTCTCTATAGATATGCTTGAGAAAATAAAGCACATATTTGATATCGAGAATGTATTTTTTATATTAGTAACAAATCTCAATCAACTAAAAGCATCAGTTAATCATATATACGGGCATTCAGTTAACTCTCAATCATATTTAGACAAGTTTATTAAATATACATTAAGTTTGCCTGAAACCTTCAAGCCTGATGGTTATACAATCACACACACCTCAGAGTTTCACTGGAAG